AACGCAACCGAGTGGGATCTACAGATCACCACAAGAGATGCAGGCACGATAGAAACAATAACAATAGACAGAACTATAGAAACAGATTCTACTACCAACTCTTACTCTATCTTTGCACAATAAGTACACCTGTATTTGCTGAAGATACAAATGTCAGCAATCCTGTAGCTGCTGCTACTGGTAACGTAACTAACCAAGCTGTACAGTTTCAGAATAATGGTGCATCCTCACGTCAAGTATATGGTCCAAACATACAATGTAATGGATCGACTATGACGTTTAGCCCTTTTTATATGGGTAATCACAGCAAACCATTAGATGAATTTATGCAGCCTACTAGCTACACCTTAGCAGAAAACTGGGGGTTCCAGATTAACTTTATGGTTCCTCTAGATAAGTCAGGATATAAGCAGTGTAAAGAGATGGCAGCAAGATACGAAGAAAAGATGAAGCTCGAGTATGAAATTACACGGGCACACAAATGTGCTGACTTAATGAAAAAAGGTTTTATGTATAGACCTAACACACCTAATGCTAAGATGTGTCAGGATATAGTACCAATAGTTAAAGTCAAGCCACCTAAACCTAAAAAGAAATTTGGATTATTTTAATGAGCACCCTATCAGATAGAATAGCAGCACTTGAAGAAGCTGCAAGAAAAAAGCCTAATAAGAAAAAGGCTGCAAAGCGAGACGAGAACGGACGCTATGTTAAACAAGAAATCACTACACCCGGAGAAGAGTAATGTTATCACTAATTAAACCACTTGTATTAACTGGACTAAAGAGTCCTAAATTTAAACAGTTTGTCGTAGATCTATTAGAAAAGCTAGTAGAACAAACAGACAATAAGCTAGATGACAAAGCATTAGCTATAGTTAAAAAAGGACTAGAAATAGAATGAGCACAGTCAAGAAACTACCCAGAAAAGCAACAGAAGAAAGTTTTAACGAGCTGCACTACCTTGTTACAGAGGACTTTCTACGTAGAATAAAAACCGGAGAGGCAACTACACAAGACTTAAAAGCAGCATGTGATTGGTTAAAGACTAATGACATCACAGGCGTTGCATTTGATGGTAGTCCTCTTGATAAGCTAAACAAATTATTACCTACTGTAGACGCCAACCTTGTACAAAGGAGGATGTATGGCAAGCAAAACGTCTAAATACTACAAGAAGAATCCTAAAGCTGCTGCTAAACGTAGAAAGCAGCAAGCTAGATATAACAAATCACCTAAAGGTCTATCAATCAGAGTAAATGCAAACAAACTTAATAGAAAACTTGGTACATATGGAAACCGTGACGGGTTGGATGCCGCCCATTATAAGGGTAGTAAAACCCGTGGCAGAAAACAAAAACCATCTATTAACCGAAGAAGCAGACTTAAAATTAGAAGATGACCCCATTACTACCAACACCTGATTACTATTTACACAATTTAATAACGATGACAAGTTCAGATTCAAAACGGCTCTGGAGAAGAGCTATCAAAGAGCACTTTAATTGTCAATGCGTTTATTGCGGAGAATTTCATGAATTACACAACCTTACTATCGACCACGTACGACCTAAATGCAAAGGTGGTCGAGATATTACGACGAATGTTGTACCCTCATGTCGACGATGTAATCAGGAAAAGGGTAGTAAAGACTGGAGAGACTGGATGAGGTCGACATTCGGTATTACAGACAGAGAGCACACAATCTTATCACACATTAACTAATGCCAACAACAGCAAAAAAACGGTCAGTATCTACTGAAACACTTGAAAAAACTTTAGAGAAGTATAACCGACGAATTAATCAACTTAAAACTATACAACTAAAAAGGCAGACTGAACTTCAGTTAATAATGAATCAGCCCGAAGCTTGGATACGATCTCAAAGTTGGGGATCACGAGTAACTGAAAAAGGTAAAAAAGATGCATTAAAGGCTAGAAAAGAAGAACTAAGTGCTAAAAACGTTCGATTAGATATCTTGCTTATGAAAGCTGAGGGTGGTAAAATCACTCAAGGCATGTTTGATTACTCAAGAGGTCAACTCAAAGAACCGGGTAAAAAAAGTTTATTAGAAAGTTTTAATTTACTTAAACCCGACGGATCATCTTACGTAGTAGGTGATGATTATATACCAACAGATAAAGATAGATTTAGTTTAATTGAAAACATAGAAGAAATACTTGAAGAAAGAGAACTAAACGAAGAAATAGGTTATAAAGAAGAAACACCAAATAAAAACTTTCCTAATATACAAGTTAAAGATCCTAAGAATAAGACTATAACTATGGATAAAGAAGATTATCTTAGCGGAACTGATTTTAGAGATGAACAGCAAGTTATAGATAGTCTACTACTAGACAAATTAAGAATACAAAAACAAAATGTTGAAAGTAAAAGTGATCTAACTAAACAGCTAACTATACAGGATTTCTGATGGAAAAAGAAGAGCTAATTAAACGATTCCAAGGAATGGGTATAGAAATAGGTAGTGGTGTAGCTACAGACGTTTTAACAGGTGCATTATTAAATCCACTTACTTTAAAAGCAACAGCTGGCTTAAGTGGTCTTGCTTATGGTGCTATTAACTTTGGTCAGGGTGCATATACTAATTATTTAGTACAGAAACATTTATACGGAGAAGACGAGCTTAACTGGGGCGAAATACTAGCTTCTGGTGCAGCTGGTGCTATACCGTTTATGAATATTGGAGCTAGCAAAGGCGTAGCTAAAGTTGTTGGTAAAGCCGGTTCAGTACAGCGTGGAATTGTAGGAGGAGCTCTTACAGGTGTAGGAACTGAGCAAGTACGTGTAGGAGTTGATGAACAACGATTGTTAAATCCTTTGGAAGCTGTCACAGCTGGAACTATTGGTGGTACAGTCGGAGGAGGTTTGACAGCAGTCGGACAGCAAGTTGGTGCTAAAATAGCTAAACGTAGAAATCAACGTGCGTTTCAACAAGGTAACGTAGAAGGATTGGCTACCATGACTGGTAACGTAGAAATGCAGTTACCAGAATTAAATCAGCCTAGAGTTTTAAATGCTCAGAATCAAATGCTTATAGGTAGAGTTTTAGGGTCAAGTGATGCTAATGATATACCTATGGTAGGCACACCAGAATTTAGACAACGATATGTTGAACCTACAGTCATTGAATCTGCTGATATGATTCAAACTATGTTTGCTAATCATTTGGTTCAAGGTGGTAATAGCCCAACAACTGGAAGACGTTTTGACTGGCTACCTTTTGCTAGATTACATTTAGGTAACAGACGTAATGTAGCAGCTAAAATACAAACTGTTGGTCATTATAAAATACCGGCAGCTTGGAATGAGATTAGAAGAATAGAGTTGCAAAAGTGGAACGCTATATATGGCGACGCTATGGCAAACTTTAAAATGCTAGATCCTACATCCGGAATATTATTACCTAGACCAATACCAGAAAGAAGAATTAATTTAGACCATATATTTACACTTGTCCAGTCTTTGGGTATGTATAATAATACTAAACCCGGCACTATTATGTATAACCGTGTTCAAAAAAGAGTTTTAGAAAGAGGTTATGTAGCAGGCGATGCTACAAGAAACTTAGAATTAGCCGAACCTTACTCACACGCTCAAAAAACAGCATTTTTTAATAAAATAGCTGGACCAGCTGGTGAAAAATGGTGGAATGGTCAACATCGAAACACTGGCTATACTCGCTACGAATGGATGCAAGGTAAAGCAAGACGAAACAATAAAATGACTGATATTTGGGATTCTAAAACTCGCCGTGAAAAATATGTAAAAGGCACTGGTGCAGCTGCTGATGCTCATATGGAAGTTGTAGACGACTGGATGGATATGATAGATGAAGGTGATAAAATTCTAAAGTCAGGAATGAACTTTTTTAAAGCAAATGAAACAGAGTTAGACCCGTTTGAAGTAGGTGAATTACTAGCTGACGTTGACATTAATAACTGGTCTGTACCTAAATTAAAGCAATTAATAGCTGATGCTGAAGCTAAAGGTTTAGGTGTACCACTAGCTAAGAAGTCTGAGCAACAAATAAACAAACTTGCTAAAGAAATTAACCCATTTATACACAAACAGATTACAGGTAAGAAAAAAGACGTGGAAAAACTATTCCGTATTGTTCTTAGTGATAAAACAGGAGTACAGTTAAAAAAAGAAATAGCTGAAGTTGAATCAAACTATGGAGATGGTACACAGTTTTATAGACAGTTAACTCTTGCTTTTGAAGCAATTAAACCGGCACTTACACCAGAACAAGAGCAAATATACAGATATAACCTTAATCGAATTATGTCCATTATTTATAATGATCCTAGATTTGGCAGATTTGATGTAGGTGGTATGGGAGCAGGCGGAGCATTGGATGATATATAATGAATAACACCCTAAAATTATTACAACAGGATTTCAAGATGTTTCTACAAGCACTGTGGGGACAACTTGATTTACCTTCTCCTACGAGGGCACAG